AAGAACCAAACATTGATTTTATGTTCATCGCAAACACGCTCATCCATTTCCATTTCTGATGGTATGATCATATTTCTTGGAAGCATTGTCATGCGTCTGTTTATTCTTGCCCATTGTTCAAATTCTTTGTTTTCATCTTTGAAGAACTTTAAGGCCCAACGCTTGATAACTGTTTCCCATTTTTTAAGTTTCTTTACTTTTTTATCACCTGCAAAAACCCAAATTCCTCCAAATCCAGAACCTGCTGGTGTATTTTTATCTGATTCTTTAGGTTGACCATCTTGTGGTTTCTTTTTCTGAAAATGCTTGCTAATTGTTGATTTAAGGCCTTCTTTTTCTTCTTCTGAAAGACCTTCATTTAATTGGTCGATTACTTTGTCCCAATTAACAGATTGAGATCCAAGTGATTCATGATCATCGACAGTACGGGGACCTCCTCCTTCACCATCTCCCATTCCGCCATGACCATAAGACTTTTCAAAAAGATTATAATAAAATTCAAACATTTCATTGTTTTCTGGCATAGGATTACGATCTTTGAAAACAGTATCGACCCAGCAATAATTTTCTGAATCCGTGATTTTATCACGAGAAAAACCAAAATTTTTCGTTAGCGTATGATTGACCACAATGTCCATAGCAACATTGGTGGCTTGTCGATTACAATTTGCTTCTTTGGCTCTAATTCCATGATTCAAAACAATATGAAGGGCTTCATGACATATAACAAAAAGCTTATTGTATAAATTTAAGCTGATCCAAAACTCTGGATTAAACCTAAAGAGAATAAATTTCCCTTCTTGATCAAATTGAACACATGCAGTGTCAATTGATTCGTCGAATACAGGACGACCCATTTGCCATACTTTATAAAATACGGCATGGTGTGGCTCAAGAGAGTTTGATATTTCAAGCCACTCTTCATTTTCAATTTTATATTTTGAATAAGTCATTTGGTAATTCCAGAGAAGTCTTCAGAAGGAAGCTTCCAAATCATGTCAGTTTGAATAATTTTTTTGAAAATTTCATAAGATTTTATATTGTAATTATTCATAATTTGAGTGAGGCTGAGATTTTTCTCTTTGTGAATTTGAATAAGACAATGATTAATGATTCCAAAAAGCTTATCAAAGCTTGGATCAATAATGATTGATGCAAACAAGCATTTGTCTTTTTGGTTGTTTACAGAAACATTGTCTTCATTTCCAAATATTTCGTTAAGAAGTTTTAGTGTGTCCAAAGCTTCTTCTGCGGTTATTTTCTCTGGGATTGATTTTATAATTTTTTCGTAAACGGCAATTCTTTGAGGCCCACTATCGAGAACCATAGAGTTCAATTGGGCTAGTTCTGTAGTCCAATTTACTTTACGTTTGCTGAAATGTGGGGCTATAGATTTTTGAGGGACTGTAATCGTGTCTTGGGCAAAAGCCTTGGCCAAGTTCTCATCTTCAGTTAAAGCTCTGCGAATCTTTTTGACTAAGCCAGCATCAAGATTGGCACTCATAACTTGCTTGCTTATCTTGTGAAAAGCTGGTACTTTATCAAGATTCTTGATGATATGATTGCATATTTTATCTTCTGTTGCCATGAGACTTGCAATTTTCTCTTGTGGCATCAAAGGTGCAAAGTATTCAAGAAGAGTTACTGATTGCACGATGAATTTAATTGCTGCTGCAAAATTATTTTCATTTTCAAGAAACTTAGTAGCAGCATTTTTATCTTTGGTTTTGACCAATTCTTCAATTTGCTCAGTGATTGGTCCGTTTTTAAGAGATGTAATAAGCTTGCCTACGTTACTGGCAATAGGCAATACATCACGAATGTCACCTTTGTTGGTAAACATATCAAGTGCGTATTGAAGTCTTCTGGGGCTTACAGTGTTTTTCACTTCTTCGCTAAGATCATCCCACCACTGAATTGCTGAATCAGCAAATCTCTGACCGTATTTCTCACGAAACCATTCTGCATTAGGCTTATAGGGAATAGGAATCGAACAATGAAAACGATCAAGGTGTGCAGGATCACAAACCTCGACATCATATTTTAGTTTTTCATCATCATCTGGATTAATTGCACACCAAACAAAACGAAGATTGGGGAACTTGTGACCATTCACGCTTCCGAATTGAATCAATTCCATTACAGCGTTTCTAATCTTTTTGGGACTTCTGTTAAACTCATCAAAAAATAAAGCTTCAACTTCTCCTGTTGCAAAGCTAAATGGTCTAATCAATTCGAGATATGTTGTGCTAGCTGGCTTAGATGCATGTTGGATAATTTCTTTTGCAGAATTTTCATCAAGTTTCCAGTTTTGCATCACATAAGAAATTGCAGTTTGGTGATTAATTTTGGCTAATTCACGAATAGTCAAGAAGCTCTCTGACATGACATCTTCTGTTTTTTCACGGGGTACACCAATAAAATCGACCCATGGGTCCATAGTTGATGCTGAAAAATAACGCCATTTAAGTTGGTGTCGATCAAACGCTTCTTTGATTATAGCTGTCTTGCCGACACCGTGACGACCAACAAACATGATGTTGTAGTTGTTGTTGATCCAGAAATCGATCTTAGCTGATGAAACACTCATATCTAGTCCTTGTTTCGGTTGGCCTCAGCCAAGGATGATATGGTAAAAATGATTGAATGTAAAGATTAGGAATAAATCTGAAGAGCGTATTTTTCAGAAATATAGGTGTTTTCGCCAGCAACTGTTTCAAACCAGATGTTGTAGATTCCTTCATCCAATTGAGTTGTGTCTAAAAACCAATATGCATAACTATCTTGCCTATATTCCACAAGGTGCCGATCAACGACGAGTCGGAGATCAGTCTCTGCGGGTACACATTCACCGCATGATATCTCCATAGATACTCTTATGTCGGAGACTATGGCAAGATTATCATAATAAGATACAAGATCAGCACCTTGCGGAACATTAGGAGTCACTTTAATAAGAACATAACGCTTAGATCCCTTTCTGATTCGATTGGGTCTGAATTGAAAATTAAAATCATATATTATAGGACTTGCGCTTGTGAACCAAAGATCTGAGGCAATTTGGAATGTATTTCTTACTTCAGTGTTAGGACACTCTCCTGATTCAAATGTAACGCTCCAAAAGTCATAATATGTACCAATTCCATAAAATTCTGGATCAAGGTAAAGAGATAAAATATATTCTCCTGTTTTGGCCAATTCAACAGAAGAACCAGAAACAGTTTGAACTAGACGCAATCCTTCAGGATTAGATGCGTCTTTAAGAGCATCATCAATGACATAAATCTTAATCTCATTTATTGTTCTAACATTTGTTAAACTGTTAGCATTGTATGTGAAAAGACGCAGATTGACTGTGTCGCCACAAACAGGCTTCTGGTAGCGTTCTTTTGTCATTACTTACCTCGATCTTTGACTAGCTTTCTTCTGCTGTGATTCCATGGCTTTATTCTCATTCTCTTTTTGCTGTATGAATCTTTCGATCATCCATTTTCTAAGATTGATTGGAAGGCTCATGGAACCCGACATGTCCAAGTGCATATGATATTGGAAGAAAAATATTTCTTCTGCTAACTGTTCCCAAATCGCTATGCTTGGGTCTTGGCCCTCTTGCGACGAGGGAAGAAAAAATTTGCCTCCAATGGCAGATCGAGGCTGAAATCTGCTAAGCAACTTGGGCAAACAATCTCTACATTTGTATCCACGCCGAATGGTGGTTCGTTGAGAAGGTTGCGAATATGAGAAACATCGTTGATTGGAAGATTCTTGAGCAATATTTGAAGTTCTGACTTATCAGTGATTCCATCAATATCGTTTAGAAGTTGAGCGGTGCGATAGGTAAGAGTATCATCTACGCCGTTGTCGCCAAATGCCTTGATTCGTCGATCACGATGGTCCTGAATTTCCTGTTCATCACGACCTGTTGAAAATCGATAACTGAAAGGAAGCTTGGATGTTGGAAGAACATCTCGAAGTTCAGGGCCATAATCACTTGGAGTGTATTCAACAAAAAGACTGTTCAAATCAATACTAGTGCTAAACTTTGTTTCACACTCTGGACACTTGATTTCAACATCATAGCTTGGGCCATACGAAATACCACGAAGGTAAATGAGAAGGTAAGTTCGGTCAATTGTGAGAAGATTTTCTGGACGAATGCCTTCCTTGAGGCATTTTTGGAAAATCATATTGATCGCTTGACCCTTCTTGACAAATCTTGGCGTAGCAAGAATTTGTTCTTCTTCACCAGTCATTGGCCGAATTGACACAACGCCGTTCAATGGTCCATCTTCACCATTGTAGAACCTGCCTTTTGATGGAAGTTCAATTTCTTCGTAAATTGTTGTTGATCCACGAAGACCTTCAAGAAGCTCCTTCAAGTGACCAGAAGAAGAAGCAAGATTGTTACTTGGAGGAGAATACGCAGGTGCTTCTCCTCCTGCACTCATTGTGCCAAATCCACGCTTGGATTGCTGTGGCTGACCGCTTTTTGATGCTGCAAGTGCTGCTGCAAAAGCAGGAGGAATATTGCCTTGGATGTCGAGTCCGCTTGGCATGTCGCTAGGACGACCTAAAGATTCATTATTCGCCTGTTGACGGAACTGATTGACTGAATCAAGTGGATTATTACTCACATTACTCTCCTGATTTGATGCTGGTGTTTCATTGGTACTTGGTCTTCTGAGACGGAAATTTTCGTCTGTCATTTTTTACTCCGCAAAACTCTTATAAAATTGGTCATTTATCAACCTAAGGTTGTCATAGTATCATGGAAATAAATTTTCAAAATATAGAAGAAACTTTTTTTTTAGATCGAAAGCTGCAAGAACTATTGCCAGAATTTCGACAACAATTTGACTCTTGGCGTATTGCACAAATGATTCCGGGACTTAAACCTCTTTCTCAGAAAAGCCTTTTGGAAGTTTTGAATAGTCTTGATAAATCACATTTGGAAAAAATAAGTAAATATTTTGGGCAACAAGTATATGTTGGCAGATTGAATCCCAGATTGACTGATCATTATAATTTTACATTCGACCAGCATGGCGATCTTTGCAAGTATAGCGAATTCAAAGAATTTTGCATTACGGCAAACAAAGATGGAGCAGCTGTAACATTTTGGCGATAAAGGAAAAATCATGAGTATTGTTCAACTTTTCATGTTCGTTGTAAGCACAGTTGGCATGTGCCATATTGTTGTAGATGGATCAATTCTTCTTTGGTTCAGAGAATCTGTGAAAAAATTCGCTGAACAAATTAAGATTCCAAAGCTTGGAGGAGTAGTTGATTGCTATCTCTGCTGCGGAACATGGTGTGGATTCTTTATGGGCTGGGTATGGTTGACACAAAATCCTTGGGAAATATTTGCTTGCGGATGTGCAGGAGGATTTCTTGCTAATTTTGCGGCTGTAATCATGAACTGGCTAGAAGCAGCCACTATCGTTAACCTTCCTTCTGAGGACAACAATGGATGAAACAAAGCTATATGTACTTCACTGCAATAAATGTAATTATAAAAGATTTTCAAATGGCAAAGATGTTAAAGATCTGTTGCCGCTAAAATTAAGCGAAATACAAAGAAATATCCCTAAGTTGGATGTGATTAATAAAAAAGCCGTAACGGCTCCTGATAAAAAAAGACTGAAAATGTTCAAGTGTCCTCAGTGCGGCTTTACTGTAAAGCCTTATCAAGTTGATAATAGTCCAGAAGAAAAAAAGGAAAATTCTGATGAGTAGACCAATTAATTTAATGGATGTAAAACAAGCTCTTCGTGATGCTAGATTTAGAGAAAGTCTTCCTTCTGGATTCAAGGAAGAAATTCAGAAATATTTGAATAATCCGGGCTGCGCTTGCAATGTTCCTATTTATAAAAAAATCATGACTGATGCAAAAAAGCAGTTACAGGAATATTTCCCAAATAGAACAGTTGCCAATCTTGATGAAGAAGCAAAAAAACTAGCAGAAAATCACTGGAGCGTCATAAACTGTAAAGCAGAAGACCTTGAAAAAGAGCTTCAGAAGCTGCCAAGTGGTCGTAAGCAACTAGCAGTTGCTCGATACGAGGATATGGTGACAGTGATCGTGAATGAACTTGATGTTTTATTCTGATTCGCCGAAGTAAATTTTTGTTTGATCTAAAATTTTAAGACAAGAATTCATCATCTTGTCTGGGTAATCTTGATATTTAGAAATCTCCATCGGCCAATCACATTCTTGTAAACGGCGTGATCCAAGTATTTTTGCATTACCGTAAAAATGATAAGCTTTGTCATAAAACTTCATCGCATAAAATATATCAGCAAGAAGACACCAAAATTCAGCCATAGTTGGATTTCTGATAACACACATGTATATGCTTTTCAAAGCATTTTGGTAATCCTTTTTCATATAACAATAAACCATTGCCAAGTAATAATTAGTCATGTAATATGACATATTTTGCTTTTTTTGTTGATGCAAATATAAATCAGCATAATTTATAAAAGAATCCCAATTTTTAGCAAACAATTCATTGCAAGCCATGTAATAAATTGGATCTGGAGATAAAGGGCTTTTATTGTACCATTTTTTAGCAATATCTATCATGTCAAATTGCGACTTGTGATCCGATACAGCAATGAATGCATTTAAGAAATTTGATTTACCTTCAATTGTTTCAAAAACTGGATTTATGAATTTAAGTTTCAATGAATTGTGCCAAAGCCTAGTTTGTCTTGTGAGCATATCTCCTTGTATTACGCCCATGTTATAAGCAGCAGGAGGTCCAGAAACGGCTGTTTTTATTGAGTCTAATCCCGCCATGATAGTTTCGTAAGGCTCAATAAACAATATCCACTGATTTTTCGTTTGTTCAATCATTTGATTTCTAATTGATGAAAAATCATCTCCAAAGCTATATTTAATTATTTTTGCATCATGCAATATAAGCTTTGCCACAGTATCGTCTGAAGATCCAAGATCGCCAACAACTAAATCGCAGTTGATTTCTTTGATTGACGAAAGTAAAGAATCAATTGTTTGAGAATTGTTCTTGGTCAATAGGTGTATCGCCAGCGGGCTTTTCATTATTTTTACCAAATTTGTTCTCTAATAAGAAACCAATTGCTGATGCTTCATGTAACATGTTTTTTTCTAAATAATATAGCCTGAGTTCACGATAGAATTTTGGCACATTGGGCTTGTCAAGCAATGAGTGAAAAATTTGTGCTAAGTCCATATAAGTATTATACGCAAAAAAAGGATATTAATGGCAACTGAATATTTGAATAATAAAACCTTTGAGTCCTTGATCGTACATTTCCAAAAATCTAAAAAGGAAAGAATTAAATATCAACTTTTTATGGATGATATCAACGAAACTCAACATCGAACCATGAAAAGAGGAGTTTTTCAAAAACCAGATTCTTGGCTTTTAACTGAAAAAGAATTTAAGATTATTTCATCAGAATATGAGGAAGTGCAGGGACAACTTGCGATTGCTTTTTATACACTTTCAGAAAATATTGTGAGATATGCAAAATTCAATCTAATTGATCAAGATGATGCAGTCCAAGAAGGTGTTATGATATGCTTTGAAAAAATTGATCGTTTTGATCCAGATAAAGGCAAAGCTTTTAACTATATGACTACATGCATACTTAATCATTTCCGTCAATTGTATCGAACAGCAAGAAACTATAATGAACTAAAAAGAAAATATCTTGACTTTATACAAATTCAATTAGATCAAAAACTTCCTGCAACTAAAAGTAAAAATCTTTATAAAAGACACAATATTGTTAGTGATCTTTGAATTTTAATGCTCTGATAATTGGAAAAAAATATTCAAAGCATTATAATATTACGGTTGCATTTTAATTGCACGAAAAAGTGAAATTAGAAAAAGTTAAATTAAATCTATAATCAAAAGTTGGTTCATATGATAAAGCAAGGTAGAAGTTTATTTGATCAGATCGAAAATCAAGAACTTATACAAAAACTTATTGATAGTGGACACGGCAAACTTGTCGATGCTTTTTTGTTGCATGATACAAAGGTCTATACCAAAAAAGGCCGATTAAATAAGAGTGGGGCTTGCAGGGTATTAAAATGCAAGCCAAAAGAACTTGAAGATGCTATTAAAGCCTGCCAAGAACTTTTGAAGGCAGAACTTAAAGTGGAAGATTCAGCTGAAGATTAAAACTGATAGTTAGCTCTGTCGTATCTTAATGTAAGATCAACAGTTACGACATCACTACTGCTCATGTCCAGATCTCCAAACGAAATATCTTGACACCAAACAGACTCAAGAAACCAATTTTCAAGTTCTCCACCCATTCCATCATATAAGGTTAGTACCGCTCTTGGCTGTTTGAATCCAACTGCATATTTGAATTTTTCATTTTCGACATCATAATATGAATAAATCCATTCCCAAAGTTTATGTTGAGGTTTGTAGATGTCAAATAATGTTAATGTAATTGATTTCCATTCTGGTTTGCCCGGATAATAAATTGTTTCATTAAGATGTTCCACGCTTAGCTCTTTGAATGAAAGAGAAGGCCTAGATGCTTTTGATGGAGGCAAAGCATTGATTCCTTCTGCGCTTATTTCTGGAATCATAAAAAGCCAACGGTTTTTTCTTTTGAAACAACCATCTCTTAATCCAAAACTATCACCCCATCCCATTTGCTGACCCATTTACACCTCTATAAATAAAAAAGCCTCGTATTATATACGAGGCTCAAAATTGAAATTTTATTTTTAATTCTATACAGCGCCGCAACCAATTGGTTTGGCATTTGGCCTTGGAATACTACAGTAAGGCGTCCATCTGGCTTCGCTAAATCTCAGTGTAAGATCTAGTGTTGCTACGTCTGAAGAACCGTAGTCAAGGTCGCCAAAGTTAATTGCAGCTGGCCAAAGGTTAGCAAGCTCCCAAGTTTCCATCTTTTCGCCTGTACCATCATACATGGTCAGAACTCCAAGACCGGCCCATCCTGTTCCGTTTCCGTCTGCACCTCTGATAGATGTCTGTTTAAGACCAGTTGGATCAGAAAAATTATAAACTGTAACAAGCCAGTCCCATAGACCTGTCATACCAGTAGCGCCTGATCCACCCATGTCGTAGTAACTTACAGTCAATGTTTCCCAAGTACCTTTACCGGGAATCCACATTTTTCCATGCAGATAATTAATTTCAGTCTGCTCGATTGAAAGGTTGGGGCGATTTGCAACCTTTACGAATGCGGTAGGAATATCCTTCCCACCCCACCTTGCGGCGAAAGTCCATCGATACTTTCTTTTGAAAACAATATTGCTTCCGCCTATTGTTCCTAATCCCATGTTTAATGCCATCTGACTTCTCCTTTGTTAACTTCCTTTAATTTTTAGAATGTTTCAGCGCCTACTACAAAGCTGCCAGTTCTGTGAATCGAGAATTCGATGAACATAAATTCAGCAGCACGGGTTGGTTGAACGCCAATTCTTGCACGGAATTCATTGCGATCTATTACATCAGCAGTATTGAGTTCGGCATCGGCTTTAATAATATAAGCAGTCAAACCACGACCAACTTGAACCTGAGTAAGGATGTTTTCTGCAATACTTATAAACTTCTGTTGGAAAATGTCATCGTTTGGATCGAACAACAAGCCACGACTTGCGGTACGAATTGCTTTTTCAATATAGAACATCAGACGGCGAACATTAACACGGTCAAGAGCAGTAGGAGTGCGCTGCAAGGTTTTCTGGCCGAATACCACGAAGCCTTGAACATCAGCAAACTGTATGATTGGATTTACGCAATTGCGATTGCCGTACATCGTATCACGCTCTTCTAAAGTAGGACGACTGTAAACATCAGTAATGTTGGGAACAACACCACGAGTGAGTCCAGCTGGAGCAAACCAAGGAGCTCCCAGAAAATCGCTACGAGCGATAACTGCCATGATTGAACCACTTGGTGGACACCATACATCAACCTTGTTGTATGGATCATAAATCTTAACCCAAGGCCAGTAAAGTGCGCCAAAATCACTATCAAATCGAGTAGTGTTGAGTGGGTGAGCACCATTCTGCCAAGCAACAACTTCCTTAACGGTTAGGCCGAATGGAGTATCGATAATTGCAAGACAGTCTTGGCGATAATCACGACAGAACATTAGTAGTTCTTGAACAACTGCTGTGCTTGAGTGACCGGGAACTGCAATCAGGTCAATATTTACTTGCTCAGGTTCGCTGAGAGTATAAATGCCTGTGTAGCCAAGAGGACTACCAATCAGAAGCACATCTTGTTGGTCAGGATCTGCGGGGATACCGTCAGAGCCGCCTACTAGATCATATGTGCCTGATGCTGGTCCAGCGCCAACCGAAGTGTTGTCTAGTACTCTGACATAATCAGAGACAAGAGCCAAATAAGTTTCAACATAGAATCGGCTTGTTGCATTCTTTGTTAGATTGCCCCAAGATTCAACTTGAACGCCATTTGCATAAACTTCTAAGTTGAAAACTGAATCAACAGAACTGTTTATGATAACAACTTGTGTGTAGTTACCATCAATACCGGGAGAATCAGCGTTTATGACAAAAGAAACATCACCACCGCTATTTGCACCACCGTTAACTTTACCAAAAGTTTCGATGTCAACTGAACCAGTTGTGCCTTCAGGACTTGTACCATTTACGGTAAGAGTTGAAAGACCAAAAACTTCAGTGCTTGTTGGTTTAATACGAAGACGAGCATCAGCGCCGTGATGATTAGTCACGAAGCGAAGCTGTGATCCAGAGGCCAATGCTGTCCATCCACCGGGAAGAGTTCCACCATTTTCTGCCTTCTGATCATTGATATCAGTCAAAACATCATTGATGCTTGTGTATGCAGCACCATCGGAGATTGTAATTGTCTGAACAACTTGATCAATAAGAACATTATCGGTGCCATCAATCACAATCTCGATCACCTGATCGGTGAGGCCTGTGAATTCGTAATGGCCAGAAACCTGATAGCCATTAATTGGCCAACGATCATTAGAACCTGTTACTGAAGCACGGGTCATGCCTGTGCCAAGACCAGTAGGGTTATCACGGATGCTATCTGTATCGCTTACTGAACCACCGTAGATTGCATTCTGAATTGAAACCAATTCTAGGCTGGAACTTGGTCCATAAGCCCAAACGGTTTTTACACCAATTTCATCAGAAGCGTTAACGTAAAATTCGATTCCATCATTTTGAGTATCAAGCTGATCATTCAGAGCTGTAGCAAGCTCATCAGCTGTATAAGTATCAGCAAGAACAACCAATGTTTTAGTTGAAAGCTGACCATTAAGTTTCCAACGGAAGAATGAATCTTCGTCAAAAGTGTAAGGTTCAGATGTGCCATCGGCTTCAATCTCAATGATTGATCCAGCTGCTGGGACATCAACAGAAGCGGTCGTAGCCTGTTCGTCAGAAACAGGATCAGTGTCTGCAACACGCACAACATAAAGTGTATTTGCGACGAGGAGATATTGATCTGCTGCATAAATCAAGAATGGATCACCCATATCAGGATGAGGATTGCCAAAAATTGTATGCAACTGACGTGAAGTAGAAACTGCAATAGGAAGATTGACTGGGCCTTTGGAGGCAAATCCAACCAATCCTGCAACATGTGTAGATTGCTCAGGCGCAATAAAGCTCAGGTCTTTTTCTGCAATTCTAACACTTGGGCTGATTGTATTAGATGGTGGAAAACCTTTAAGAATCGCCATAGTCTTATTCTCCCTTTCGTAACTTGTTTGTAATATGCCTTATGGAAATTAATCCATCTTTTTCTGCTCTATCTATATATGGTGTTGATCTTTCATCTTCCAAAACAAAAATATTTTTCCCTGCTCCAACGCCGGGAAGATTTAGAGTAGTGAAAGACTTTGTGGCTCTCCTAGACCTGATGATCAATTGCACTGGATGTCTCTTCTTGTTCGTTATTTCTAACATTCCAATTCCTTTACTGTCTTTTCAATTCTGCCTAAAATCTCTGTAATTTCCTGATCTGTAATCCCGTCAACAAAGTCAACTTTCATCTTCAGAACAGATTTCTTACGTTCAATTGGTTGAGGTATATACGTCTGAACTGTCATATTAAATTCGTATTTTATAACTCTAATTTGCTGATCTCCCGGCTCATTATTCAGGTTGTTAGCAATTGAATCTAATTTAACTATTACCTCCCACGGTACACCAGTCACTCGTATGTATGCAACTTGACTAAATTTTGTAATTATTTGCTCTACTATTTGGTTCATGTCTTCTCTATACATTGTCCAAGCAGTCAAAGCGTATCCAACATTAACAGGAATGCCTTTTGCAAATCCTAAAATAGTATCTTTTTTGTATTTTTCATTTATTGTTGATCCCGTTTTTCCATCAGCTTGTTGGAAAAAATTTAATGCCTTGTGATAAGTATATCTGCTTAAATCATATTCAATACTTCCTTGTGTTAAAGCCATCATCGGCAATCTAATTCTATTCACAACAAGTGTTTCATCTTTACGAATGTTTTCCTGAATCATCGCTGCAACAGCTTTTTCAGGTGGACCAAGCATAATCGGAATAGGCCATCCTTTTCCGTCTTCATCAATCACAATTACATTGCGGAAAAGATCAAGCATTGCTTCATCAGAACCACGAATTGATTTTGAATAACGATAGAGAACAGTACGATCAGGATTGTCAGGATCATTGATGATCCTGCCTTTTTGCATCGCATCGCCATCAGCCCTCGCTCCAAAACCAGTCTTTTTCATAGACTGGTCTTTAAGCCAATTCATGCTTTCGTCATTGATTTTTCTTAGATTGCTGTTAAGATCAGGTTCGCAATATGGAGGTGCTTGATCAAGGATTGGATCTTGTGAGCCTCCAACATCATTGCACTGATCAAGAGGTCTTTGTCCATGATTTCCAGTTGGATTCATTTTTTCTCCTCATCTATCTAGGTTTGTTTATGGAAAAAATACTGCTGAAATACAGGTCTTGGTATCAGGGCCAACCACCTCAACATATTCGATTGCAAATTCCCGGTTGGTCTGGTGAACCAAATGATCATAAAGACGGTGATATACCTCAACCTTGGCATTGCACTCCATTTGTTGAAGGATCTACCTATGGACTTGAACTTCTTTATTCTTTTAATACGGAATTTCATGTTAAAATAATTGATGGTGAAGTAAAATTTATAGGTGATTTCACAGAAGAAAATAAAATTTTGCCAAATTCCATAATGCCGCCATTTTCAACATTTGCTCCCGGACACTTTGGAATGACATCATGTCTCGACATTCAAGTTCCTGACGGATATGTTCTTCGTGTTGAGCCTCACCCAAGATATTATACTGATGAAACTTATACTGTTCCTTTAGTAATACCCGGTCACATTAATACAAGCATGTGGCCAAAAATATTTTTTGTTGTTTTCAAAAATCCAATGCCGGGACAAACTTATATTTTTAGAAAAGATGAACCATATGCACAAATACTTATAGTTCCTCGTAAAATTCTCTACGAAATTCAACCAATGACATCAGGAGAACAATCTGCCAGAGGACTTCTAGATGACTCAATTCAAAAATTCTGTAAGAAATTTACAGAAAATGATTGGCACGATAATAAAGGAAATAACTTTGATGACAAATATAAAATCCTAAACAGAATTTATGTTAAAAAAGGAAAAGAAGGTGTACACCAATTCCTGCAAAGTATTGCTGATGAAACTTATAGAAAATATAGAAAAATAACGAAAAAGAAAATTTTCTTCCCAAAGAAAAAGGAAATATGAAAAGCTACAAAATTAAAAAAAGAAGCCACAGATTCATCCCATATATCGCTGGAGAACCTGTGACTTCTTTTGAAAAACCTAAATTACCTCTTTGGTACTTCTCAAAAATTCATAAACCAAATATCTTCAAAAGACAAAGTTTTATTTTGGAGCAACAGCAGGAGCAACAGGTGCGCCCGGTTTAGCAGGTGCAGCAGGTGCAACAGGAGCGCCCGGTTTAGCAGGTGCGGCAGGTGCGGCAGGAGCGCCCGGTTTAGCAGGTGCGGCAGGAGCAATAGCATTTTTTATTGTTACTATTGCTGTCTTCAAATTGGTATTTTTAGTTCCTTTCGCAAATGCGTCTAACAATGCAGAAGCCTTTTGTGCATCGCCGCCAGCACCTTTTATGAAATTAGTAATTTCGGGGGGTGGTTGTGGAGCAGCAGGTTGGGTTGTGCCAGCAGCACCGGGAGCAGCAGGAGCGGCACCAGCAGCAGGAGCGGCACCAGCAGCAGGAGCAGCGGCAGGAGCGGCACCCGGAGCCGCAGGAGCAGCAGCATTTTCTCTTTGAATCTGAAGATAAAACTCATAAAAAGACTTCATATATCACCTCGTGAAATTTAATTTCAATGTTATTTTTCGATCAGATCTTTATTAATCATATCTAGTAATTATAAGTTATTGATCGAATTTTTATTTTCTTGTTCTATATCCAAGCATTCTTACTGCTGTATCGACTACTGAATTTCTTGGTTTTGATGGGGGAGGAATAATTGCTTGATTCCTTGTTGCTGCTAATTTTTCTCTTACATTTTGAGTTCTTGCTGCTGATTCTTTTGCAGCTTGCGCTCTTGCCTCTTGTCCAGCTGTTAGTTGTGTAGTTGTTGGTTGTGTAGTTGTTGGTTGTGTAGAAGAAGCATTAGCTTGTGTTGAAGTGTTAATTGCAGGAGGATATTTTCTTGCTACTGCGGCAAGCATTTGTTTTAATACTACAACTGCATTGGGATATTTCGCATAAGCATCAGTCCAAGTTTTTTCCATTACTTGTAATCTACCAGACTTAGAATTATCAACTATTGATTGTTGCATCTTAGGTCCCAATGCATCCCAAAATTCTTTAGGAGTTTTTGCAGATAATGTCTTTTGAGCATTCATTCCTGTTTGTGCTGTTTGCGCTGGCGCTGCTGGTGTCGTTGGAGTTGTTGTTAATGTATTATCTTTCTTTGCTATTTGAGATAATTTGTCTATTGCGATTGTTTGTAAATTATTTCTTGTAAATAAGTTTTTAATTTTTTGAAAATTAGTATCATTTAACAATATTTTTTTCATTTCAGGATTCATCATGCTATATGTAGGATCGGCTACAAATCTATTTCTGGTCAACAATGTATATATTGTTTTAGCTGTTTCTTTGATTTTATTATCATCTACTGCTGGCGCTTGTCTTTGTGCTTGTGCTGCTTTTATTTGTGCTTCCTTATTAGGGTCCCAATTTGGGTCTTCCATTCTTTTCATAATATCAAGTTTTCTTTGCATATCTTGATTATTTGTTGGATTTCCTGTGACGATAGAGGAAGAATAATTGGTTGTCGTCGCTGCTTCTCTTTGAATCTGAAGATAAAACTCATAGAAAGACTTCATAATATTTCCTTAAACAATTTTAATTTTAATATCAGGTTGTTTTTCTGTAACTTTACCTTCTCCAGTAACAACATCTTCTTGGAATCTCTGACAAATCAATTCCAATCTCAAAGCTCCCCACATCTTGAATTCACCTAAGTTCCTTTGAACAATAACCCAGTTTTCTCTAAGATGTGGAGTAAACAATCTCGAACCAATTTTAGGAGGATGTCCTACATTTTGCAAAACAGCACGATAATTAAGTTCAAACTTCATTTCATCTGGAGCATCAATTCCAAACTGATTCAATAAGTTCTGTGAAGGTATAGGCTCATAAGTACACCATAACTCAACAGGATTGTTTGAAAATAATTTATTCCTCGCTTCCAAATAAATAGGGTCAATCATATCAGGACTGATTATAACCTCATAATAATAAATCGGAGATCCACCTCTCTTGATCGCCTCCTGATCCCACAAATTAAAAAGGTCGTGTGTTCGATCCAATGGATCGAACATTTGAGTACTACCTCTTAATTGATATGGAGTCCCATCCAAATTACTTATAGCCAAGATCCCTCCTTAAATTTTTAGAATGCAAAACGCCTTCTAGCCATATGCTCAGACAAAGAAATCCATCCATTTCCATATGTTGATTCAACTTTGCGAGGACGACCACGCTTTGCAGCGCCAGTTGGTGCTATAACTGGTGCTATTATTTCTGGTGTTGATCTAGGACGACCACGCTTTTTAGCACCAACTGGCGCTTCTGGTGCTTCTGGTGCTACTGGTGGTGCTACTGGCTCAAGTGTATTCATACCCGAAACTTTTTTGTCTTCTGGCTTTATTAAATTTCGCTTCCAGTTCATGTATTCCCTGCTGCCGGGAATTTCAGGAACATCATCGTAATCAGTGTTCCATGGTACTTGATAATCCAGCCCCGGAGTACTACTCCGTAGTATTGATTTTGGATTTACTGGAGGATCAGGATGATATTTTTCTCCGGGA